ATGAAAACGTTTGAGTTCAGCATCATTGCTTCCGGCCTCGATCCTGAGGCTGAGGACTTTGCTGATCGGTTTTTCGAGGCGGGCTGCGACGATGCAACCATTTCGTTCCAAAAGGGCCACATCATCGTGGATTTTGCCCGCGATGCGGTATCCATCGATGCTGCTATTTGTTCGGCAGTAGATTGCGTGGCGAAGGCCGGGGCGCACGTGGACCGAGTAGAGCCTGATCCGCTGGTCAGTCTGTCAGATATTGCTGCGCGCACGGGCTTGTCGCGCGCAGCAATCACTAACTATTCCAAGGGAGACCGGGCAGAGAATTTCCCGCCCCCAGTAGCGCGAGTGACCTCGAAAACATCCCTTTACGATTGGGCGGCCGTCGCCACGTGGCTGTACCAACATGATCAGCTTCCCCGAGATAAGGCCATTGAAGCTGAGGCGGTCAGGGTTGCGAACGCGGCAATCGAATCTCACGCGGAACTAGAAGCGGCTTTAAAAGGAAGCCTGAGCGCCTATGAGAAAGTGCTAGACGAGGCGGCCTGACCTTCCCGGATGTCGACGGAAGCAGGCCGCCACGACTTGGGCGGTCTTTTTCTTTCAGCGAGCCGCTAAGCGGCAAGCTTCGCAAACCCAAAAATCAAGTCTCGTCTTCGGGAGCCGGCCCTTGGAGCAGCGGTGCCCATGCCAGAGGCAACCGTGCACGAAGATGGCGACCTTGTGCCTTGCAAGAACGAGATCCGGGAGGTGCAGCCGGTATCGATAGCCGAGTCCGTGGACTAGCCGCCGTACGGCCATCTCCGGCCCCGTGTGCTTACTGCCGACGCTGCGCATAATGCGTCTGTGTTGTTCGGGGCGAGTGTCCATACCCGATGGTCCTTTGCAGGCTTTTCAAGCGCCAGAGCTGGGCAAATTTTCCCCACCTTTTTTTTCGTCGGAGGCCGTTCCGGACCCGTCGGCCCAGCTTCCGGCTTTATCGCGTTTCATCCGACCTTCCTGGCTTTCTGCACCTGCAGATCGAGGTCGTACTGATAGACGCACGACCGAATCGAGCGCATGCCGTCGCTATTGCCGAATGCGCACCGCGCGGTAACGCGCCAGCCGAGTTGCCAAGCCTCTCCGATCTACAGCCAAGAGAACAAATAGCGAACAACAAAGCCGGGAAGTCAATACATTCACTCGTATGCTGTTCCGTCGCACTGGTTGTAGAGTTGGAGTTCCGCTCGCTTGGCAGGGGGTAGGATTGGCTGACGACGAATGGCAGGCGTTCCAGGTTCAATACGTCGGGGAAAATCCTGATGACCACACGATGGATGTCGAAGAACTCGGACCGGCGCTGATCGCCTTTGGCAAGATGATCCGCGCCGCGAATGATGAGCTGAACCAAGACAAGGCGCGAGTGCGCGTGCTCGTCGCTTCCGACTTCGAGCACCGCTGTTTTCACATCAATTTCGAAGTGGTCCAGATCCTCAAGGACATCACCGACTTCCTACAGAGCAACCACGTCGAACTCGCCGAGCTGCTTAAGCGTCTCGGCATCATCGTCACCGGCACGGCTGGTATTGTCGGAAGCGTGTTCGGCTATTTGAAATGGAAACGCGGCCGCAAGATCGACAAGGTTGCCGAGATCAAAGATTCGCCAGGCACGCTGGTCCTAAAAATCGAGGGCGACAACAACACCATTCAAATCAGCAAGGACGTGTTCCAACTCGCGCAAAACAGGGAAGTGCTGGACGCAGTAGAAGAGGCGTTGGCGCCGTTGCAGAACGGCCGGGGCAAAACCATCAAGTTCGGCACTGATGAAGTACGGATGGTCGAGTACCGGCAGCGCGATGTCGAGGACATCATTGCTTCGTGCGAGGATGGCGGGCCTATCTTGGTCGCTGAGGAAGAACCTCAGAAGACGCGGACGGTCACGGGCACACTCTGGTCGTACGGTCCAGTGTTCGACACCAAGGCTCAGAACTGGCGATTCCTGTATCGCAACAAACCGATCTACGCCGACGTACGGGGCACGAGCATAGCGCGGGATGCGATTGCGCGCGGCGGCTCCTTCCTCAACGACCGATACCGCGTGCGGATGGAGGTCACCCCGCCAACAACTCGCGATGGTACGGCACACTACAAGATCATAGAGGTTTTGGAATTTACCCAGGCGGAACAGCAAATCGCGATGGAGCTGAAAAAGCCCCGTGGCAAGCGACGGGGCGGGTCAGCCCAGCGGTGAAGAATCGGGCCATAAATACATGAGACCCGCGCGGGTCTCCCCGGCGGGTCTCTCAAAGCCGTGTCGCCCACGGCTCCCTTATCGTTCTCAAGGCATTCTTGCGGATCGCGGTCGTCGGAACGGTTGCGACACTGTTGCATTGCCGGGCGGGTACGGAGGCCGCCGTCAGAACGAGATCGGGTCTCGGATCAAAAAGTTCGATTCAAGGTGGACATGAGAAGGGTTTACTTCTTCATGACTGTGCTCCAAGTCAGTTCCGGAAGTCGTTCCGGCGATGGCTTACAGTAGCGATTAGGAGGCCCGTGACATGCCCATTCGAGTAGCCCTTGCAACCGCCGCCGTGATCGCCACGGTCGTCTCTGCGGAAGCGGCAAAGCGATTGGAAGTCGGGCAATCCGGCGTGTTGCACACGACCGCCCTGGCCTGCCCTATGCTCGAAGGTTTGCAGGCCGTGTTGAAGACGGCGAAGGCGGACTTTGATGCGGGTCTCGCGAAGGGCGCGGCCGAAGGCTGCAAATCCTACGGCAAGGGGATGGATATCTTCGTTGTCGAAGTCCCCAACGCTTACGTCGCCTGCATCCGGCCGAAGGGAGAGAAATCCTGCGTCTGGACGACGCAGGATAGTGTTCACGCAATCGACTGATTAGGCTCCGGGGCGGGCAGCGTATTCGAGTGCCGCCGATCCGAGGTTCACGGCGAGAGCCGTCCCAACCACGTTGACAATGTTGTCGGGCGACATCGTGCCTCGCGTGCCAAGCTGCGTGTTGTTCGCACCGCTCGCGAACGTCGCCGAGAGCGAGCGGCGCACGTAGTCCGCCCCGAACGTGAAGTTCGTCGCCGCTCCGTTGAGCAGCCGCATTGCCATATTGGCGGTGACGGCGGGGTCAATCGACTTCCCCGTCCACGCCATAATGGCAACCTGCCCGTTGATCGAGGCGTCTGCGTCGCGCGTGATGAGAGTGAAGTCAGCGCTCGTGTTGCCGTCTCCACGGTCGAGGATCAGGCGGTAGGGCTGACGCCCGCCAGCAACCGGAGGACCGACGATCTCGCCCGCCTTGAAAACGCGGGAGTAGCGCCACTGAGTAACGGCGGGGATCGTGTAGGTCTGCATCTCGTTGACGTTGTACGGAGCCGCCGAGTTGGGCGCGCTGCCGAACATATGGTAGTAGCCGTCGCTCACAACCTTGAGCGTCGTGCCACTGACCAGCAAGCCCTCGACGGCCTGCGCGCTATCGAGCAGCCACCGATTGACAAGTTGATCTTTGGCGATGTCCCAAGCGAGCAACATGCCCGGCGAGCCGTTCGCGCCAGCGGTAAGCCAGAGATACCCGGCAGCCCCTCGCGACGGGTCCACGCAGATATGGTCGATGGGGCCGCCCCATCCGCCGTTGAAGTCGGCGTATCGCAAGAACACGCCGTTCAGCGTCACCCACCATACGTCGCCGTTAGTCGCATCGCTGGCGCACAAAGCTTGACGCGCGTCGTCCCACGACAGCGCGTTCGCCACGAAGGGCAGCACAAGCGGACTGCGCGGAACGGAGCCGTCGCGATTCACGAAGCGGACGCTGTTGTCGGCACCGCTGACGTAAGCCAAGCAACGCAATGCGCCTGCCGTGACGAACGTGACACCCTGCAACCCGCCGATGCCTTGCACCGTCTGGATTTGCGAGACCAAGGTCGAACCGTCAGCCGACAGCCGCACGATGCTGGTCGGCGTCGTGACGCCGCCGGAGCCGCGTGTCCCTCCGAAGTTACCGACCCAAACGTCGGTGCTATCGGGGTCCTGGCAAAAACCCGTGCAGGTAAAACCCTTGCCAGCTTCGCCGCCGGGGATGTCGGGCAGCGGCTGCCGAGCCCCAACAGCCAACGTCGCGCCATTCGAGAACACGCGAGGGATCGCCGCTCCCGTGCCGCCCGTAAGCCATGAGAACTTCGACACATCCTCAGAATAGGACATGAAGTTCGGCGGGAGGGCTACCCCAGCGAGCGGATAGGACAGACCAATGCCGAACCCGAGCCGCATCAGACTGCCCCTTCCAAGCCGGTCGCGGTCGCGGCCGTGACGTGCGTAGCCCAAATGGTCCGCGTTTCACCGGCGGCGAAGTTCATGGTGCGGCTCGCGCCGCCGCGCTTCAGCGTCACGGTGACGGTGCCAGCGGTGTTCGCGCGGATCGCACGGATCGGCTGCGCAAGGGGATTCGCACCCGGCACAATAGGCACCCAATCGATTGCGGGACCATCGAAGGGGACGGCAAAGGGATTCTCACGGGACACGGGGCTTCTCCATTAAGGTCACAGACAGGAAAGCCAGTTGCGTGCCGCGCCGCGAGATCAGTTCAGTAGCCTTTATCCCAGCCTTCGTCCGGCTCGACGGAACTATCGTTCGACGCAGTGATCTGGAACGTCACGCTACTGGCTTGGTGAGCTGCTCAAAGCCTAGATCTCGCTCAAACCGTTTCGCAAGCTCCTCGTAAATTCTTGCCAACTGGATTTCGCCCTTGGCCTGTTGATCCCTCAACTCATGTCGTTCCGGTCGGTCTTCCGAGTAACCACTTGCGGCCCGAGACGCGACGAGCACTTCGTACACTAACTTCTCGATGTTCTCACAGAAGGCTAGGGTGTCGGGTGGAAAGAAGAAACGAGCTTCGTCTAGTTTAAGGCGCAACTTCTTTAATGCCGGATCAGCATCGTTCACAGGAGAATGATTGAATATCGCCTCGATGACGCCTTTTGCCGCAAGATAAATTTCGTACCGTTTGTCGAATAGGTCATGCTTTAACTTGTCGAATGCGATTTTTAACTGAGCATTCGCAATATCCTTCTGCGCGGCTGAAGTGGCCGCTTGGCTCCGTGCGATACCGGCCTGGACGGTGCCAAACCAGATCGCCACGACGCCGGCCGTAACGGAGGCAATGACCGTCGCCATTGGCCCCGCGAATGTCTTGAAAAACTCTAGCCAGGTCATTTGCCCCCTTCGAACGAATCATCGGAAGTATGGCGGGACAACATATCAAGGATACGAGGCCACGCTAAGGGCCGTTCCGGATTACAATAGCTTCCTTCCGCCCGCCACCCGTACTCATGATGCCTTTCCGCTCTGCGAAGTCAGGAACGCGTCGAACCGCTCCCCGATCCGGTCGAGCGAGCGCACCAACCGCTCTTCGAGGCGGTCGATCAGGTGAATGGTCGCGTATTCCAGCGCGACCTTTTCGCGGAACTGCGAAAGCTCGCGCTCGGTCGCGGCAGCCAGCCGGTGGGCTTCCGCCGCCGCGGCTTTCGCCTCATTGGCAATGGCCTGCCCCGCCTTCGCGGACGCCTCATTCTTCGTGTGCGCGATGGCATTGCGGATGACATACCCGACAGCCGAGCCAACGAGCCCGACGACCGTAAGAGCTACGCCTTCTTCCATAGTGATCATTTGGCTTTGGCCGACGCCTTGAGGCGCACTTCGCGCACGTTGGAACGAGAGATCCGGAGACGCTTGTTCGCTTCCTTACGAGCGGCCTGTTCGAGCTTCCACGCAACGCGCGCGTCCATGCCGGGCACCACCTTCGGAGCGGGCACTTCGTCGAGAACGAGCGTGGACTCGTGCGGGACGCTGAAGTCCGGCGACGGCCTAACGCTTTCCGTGGTCTTGCACGCCGACAGGGAAATCGTCAGGAGTGAGCAGGCAAGCAGCGTTCGGCCGAGCCTTGAGGCGTTTTTCATAGTCATCGATTTCGTCCTGTGCTTCCAAGGCGCGCTGCGCCGCTTCGTCACGCTGCTTGCTCGCCGTCTCGGCGGCGTCGAGCGCCATGTCGAGACTCGACTTCTGCCGAGCGATCACGTCGTCGCGCGCCGCGATTTGATCGCGAAGGATCTTCGCTTCGGCCCGATGGTCGGCAGTTCTGAAGCCGAGCAGGAAGACGAGCGCCGTCAGAGCGAGGATGAAGACGAGCTTGGCGGTCTTCGCGTAGCCGCCGAGCAGCGTGCTCACGATGGGCAGGTAGCCGACGATTGCGGCCACGACGATCAGAACGCTCAGGGCGGACAGCGCGATCTCGGAAGTCGCCGCTGCCCATAGGAAGTCGCTGATCGCCGTGGACTCAAAGGCGTCCGTGAAGAACTTCTTGATCATTCCTTTTCCAGCCAAATCCAGAGAGCGAGGCCGATCAGGATGAAGGTGCCCAGGGCGACGATGACCTTCCAATCCTGAAGCACGCCCAGGAAGGACGTGATGGACAGGCCACCGAAGAGGCCGGAGGCCGCCGTGAGCTTGCTCTTGATGAACGCCTTCAGCTTGCCCGGCGCGGTCGCACTCTCGTCACGGACATCGCTGTGCGGTTCGAGATCGACCTGCTCTTCACCGGCTTCGTCGGTGTCGTGGCGCTCGCCGCCTTCCGGCGCCGAGAGAAGGCCGACCGGATGATACGGAAGCGCCGAAGCCTTCAACTGATCCAGCGGATACAGCGGGTTGGTATCGATCTTGCGGCCCGGCGAGATCATCCAATGCGTGATGATGTCCTCAATCTTGAAGGTCTGCGCGAGCGCGAAGCACAGGTCGGTGACGGCCGCAATCTGCTCGGGGCTGTAGTGCAGCCAGTAGCCCGCACCGTGCGCCGTGGTCTTCGCGTACTCGACCTTCAGCGACGGGTCCTTGTTCGTGTCGATGGTGCAGATTTCGTTCTTGTAGACGCCCTCCGACACCTTCTGAAGCTTGCCGGGGTTGTCGATCTCGATGCCGACCGCGTAGCTGTTCATGAACTTCAGCCCCTTCCATTGGGACTGCCCGGCGTGCCATGCCACGACGTTGAACGGTACAAGCTGGGTGATCTTGCCCTGACGGCTCACGACGACATGCGCCGAGACCTTCGCCGCCGGGTTGGTCAGCCACGAAATGTCGCCGTCGTCCTTGAGGCCCGACGCCGTGTCGTGGATTACGATGAAACGCGGCTTCAGAGCGCCGCCGTGGTTCGGGCTCTTGACGAACGGCATCGCCGCTCCGTTCCGATAGCCCATTCCGTTCTTGATGCTGATCGACATCACGTTCTCCAATTTGTTGAGAACATGATTGCCGAGCGGAACGAATTGCGCAGGGCCGTTCGAGTCGCCCTACTCCCCGCCCCCGCCGCCCCAAAAGTCGTCGCTTCCTTCGCCGGAAGTCTCGCATGAGATGCGCGTCGAGAGACCTTGATCGTTCAGGCGATGCGTGGCGGACTTGATCGTGTAGCTGCCGTCGCAGTCGGGATCGAAGCCGATGGCCGTCAGACCGGCCCCGGCGAACATCTCAGTGCGCCCCAGGAAGTTGGCCGCGAAGACCTTCTTGCCGCGAGCGAGCGCGCCCTTCGTGGCCTTGGCCTGCGCCTGCGCTTCTTCCTTGGTCTTGAAGAGCTTGCGGCTGCGGAAGATCGGCGAGCCGCCGCCTTCCTTTACCCACTCGCGCTCGCCCTTCTTGATGTTGTGCCACGCCGCCTCGACCGACTTGTAGTCGCCGCGCGTCGAGCCGGTGCAATCCCAATCGGTGACGCCGATCTCGGTCAGCACGAAGGTAGGGGCTGCGCCGCCGCTGGGAAGGCTGCCAGAGCCCGCTTTGTTGAAGATGACCTTTTCATCGGCGAGCTTGAAATTTGCGCCCACGCGGCCCGCCAAGCGCGTCAGGAAGTTCAAATCGGACTCACTCGACTGATCGATGTGGTCGATCTTGATCCCGCCGACCTCGCCGTTGACGATGGCCGACAGGCCGTTGCGCCCGGCGATGTACTGCACGATGTCATCGACGCTCTTCTCATGATACGAGCGCGACTTCGGCGACTTGATTTCCGTGGTCAGACCTGCGGCCTTCGCCGTCACAGTCATGATCTTGGGCCGCCCCTTCTTCGTCCACGAGTCGATGAGGAAGGTCCCCATGTAGTTGACGCCGGTCTCGACGAAGCCGAGCGAGACCTGAAGCTTCGAGCCCTTGCCCGGCGCAGGGATGTACTCACGATTGTCGATCTCAAGCTCGCAGCTATCGGACTTCTTGCCCTCATTGTCCTGAACGGTCAGCGAGAGCAGCGGGCCGCCACCCAGGACGCCGCCGGGAATGACGTGGCCGCCGCCTTCCAAGGGCAGGCCGAAGGGTGCCGGGATCAGGTTGGCCGTGATGTCCCGGCCGTCGAGCAGGATGCGAGCAGCGGGCGTCACGACCAAATCCTCGCGGCCGTGTTGGTCTTCTTCACAGTGAAGGCCGGAATGTTGATGGACATCCCCTGGGGCAGCTTCGTCCCCGCCGCAGCGAGGCCGGGGTTGGCGCGCAGGATCGCCTCCGTCGCGCCGTGCGTGACGCCGAAGCGGTTGTAGGCGATCAGGTCAACCGTATCGCCTTCGATGGTCAAATACTGCTCCATCAGACATAAGCCTTCAGATCAATCGTGAACTCGATCTTACGGGGCGCGCCGTCAGACATCAGGGTCTCTTGCCCCTCCCTGATCTTCTCGATCACGTAGTTGCCAAGATATCGTCCGAACCCGGTAACGAGCGGGAGCGGCTGCCCGAGACCGGCCTGCGCGCGCATCTGATCGACCTGCCGCAAACCGCCGCGATAGTGCGGATAGATCACGCCATCGAGCGTGATCGTGTCTTCGCCGGGGCCGACGTATTGCGGTGCCGGGGCCATGCCGATCCGCTCCGTGGACGGCCAGCGCCAGGCGGAAGTCCGGTCGAACTTCTGATAGGCGCCGGTGTTGATCGAGAAGCGGTACGCGCCGAGCGCGAGAAGGACGGTGCTCTGCATGTCAGTCGCTCAAGAGTCCACGCTGCTCAGACTCGAGCCGCGCGAAGGCCGCGTAGACCGCGTCTTCAGCCGCCCGACGAACATCGTTGGGGTTGCCGCCCTGAACTTGGACGGTGATCTGCGCCGTGTTGGTGCGCGACACGGCCGTGTTGCTTTCGCTCGAACTGGCGACCGCCGCCGCGCCGTCCGAGGTCAGACTGCGCAGCTTGTCGTTCGACTCGATGCGGCCGGACATGCCGGGCACGAAAAGCTCGGGGCCTTGCTCGCCGACAAGATACGGCTTGCCGTAGCTCACAGGGCCGCCCAGCGCGCGAGCGCCAGCAATGGGCGCAGGGGCCGCACCGCCTGCCGGGGCACCCTTGCCGCCGCCGCTGCTAAAGATGTTCTTGATCGCGCTGCCCAGCGACGTCGCCTTGTCGATGGCCGCGCCGAAGAAGCCAATCAAGCTTTGGATCGCGGAGATGACCGACCGCACGCCCGACGCTGCAACGCCGCCAACAGTCGTCCCCCACTCGCGCCACTTCGCGTTGGTCGCGTCGAGCGGGCCGAGCAACTGCGACATCCAATTGTAGACGGAGGCCAAACCATCGGAGATTGCCTTCACGGCCGGTCCGGCCGGGCCGAGACCGTCCATGAAGCCCTTCCCGAACCCGGAGAAGAACTCCTTGATGCCCGCCCAATTGTTGTAGACCCACACGCCAAGGGCCGTCAGGGCGACGACCAACGCCGTGATGATCAGCCCGACCGGGTTGGCGACAAGCGCCCACATGGCAAGGCCGATAGCGCGCAGCGCCGTCAGCGGGAAGAGCAGGATCGACCGCCCCAGGGCGAGCAGAGAGCCGCCCAGGGCCGACAGCGTCGCCCCTGCCCCAAGAGCCGTCAGCATGCGGAAGCCCACTGCCATCGCCGCCAAGCGGCCTACAGCGGCAGAGCCGACGCCAGTGATCACCCCGGCGAGCAAGCGGAACGGCAACAGCATGCCGAGCAAGGCGACGTTGAGACCGCGCATCGCGAGCAGCCCAACGCGGCCGAGCGCGCCCAGGACGAAGAGCAGCGGACCGGCAGCGGCAGCCGCAGCGGCGAAGTAGACGCCGGTCTTCAACAACGCCGGGTTCGTCTCCGACAGCTTCTGCAACGAGTCCGCAAGCTTCGTGAAGGCATTGGCGATGTCATCGCCAACGGAGTCGACAATAGTGTTGCGAAACTTCTCCCAGGCAGCGCCGAGCTTAAGAAGGATCGCGGGCAAGCCTTGGTTGGCGATCTTGTATTGCCGCTGCGAATAGCCATCCGACTTCTCTTCGACTTCCTTGATCATCGCGGGCAGATCGGCCTTCAACAACGCCATGTAACGCGAGATGTGGCGGGCTTCGAGGATCTGCGCGATGTCGCCGGTCGTCGCGACACCGTCGTCTAACTTCTTCTTCAGATCGGTCATGAACTTCGTGATGTCCACCTTCGACCCGGCAGCAGTCAGCGCGTCATTCACCGACTCCGAAATCTTGTCGGCATCAACCGCCGAAGAACTGCCGATGGCACCCTGAACGGCCTTCGTGATTTCGGCCGACATCCCAGCGGAGTCGCCCTTGTGGTTCTTGATAGCCTTCGCGATCTGTGCCTTCACGCCGCTCGCGTCGATGCCGTCGCCCTTCAGGTTTTCGACAACGGTGTCGGCAGTGACGGGCCGCGCCTGGGTGTAGTCAGACAGGTTCATGCCGATCCGGCTCAACGCCTTCATGCCGCCCTTCGGCATCTTGACGAGACGGACGATTGCGGAGCGCAGCGCGACGCCAGCTTCGGAGCCGAGTACACCGGCCTTCGCGAACGCCATGACCATCGCCGTGACGGAGTCGAGCGAGTTGCCCGTGGTCGAGGCGACGCCGCCTGCGTACTTGAACGACTCCGAGATGTCCTTCATGGACGCGACCGTTGACACCGCCGCGTAGACCATGCGGTCGGTGACGATGGTCGAAGACTTCATCGCTTGTTCATACGTCTTCATGGGCATGCGGAATTGCGTGATCGTCTTGCTCAGTGACGCGCCGACATCCGCAGGCGTCATATCGCCCGCCAGGGCGGACGCGGCCAAGACCTGTTCGAGCGCACCCTTGGCCTGCTCGAAGGTGAAGCCCGCCTTCAGAAGCTCGGTCGCCGACTTCAGGATGCCCGTAGCACCACCGGCGTCGAACCGACCAGCCAAGTCCTGCGACATTTTCGAAAGCTCAAGGCGCTGCTCTTTCGTAGCTTCGCCCAATGCCTCGACCATGTTGCCAGCCTTGGCGAACTCGGCCGCATCCTTGATCATGCTCGCGCCGAACCACGCGGCGGGCGTCGTGACGCCGAGCGTCGCATTGCGGCCATGGCGCTGCATCGCGGCCATCCGCTTCGAGGTATTGGCAAGGTGTTGGTTCACGGCCGCGAACGGCGCGTTCATTTTGGCAGCCATGGCAGCGAGCGAAGCCCCGAGGCCGTTGACCTGGGTCTTCGCTGCGTTGACTGCGGCGTTGAGGCTGGGGCTGACCTTGCCTCCGATGTTGACGAAAACGGAGAAGCCGGTCGCCATGTTACTTTGCCTTCATCGCCTTGTTGATGTCGGCCTGAAGCTTAGTGGCGTCTTCAAGCCAACCGTAGAAGTCGTCGAGGGACATTTCCTCGACCTCTGAGATCGTGAAGCCGCCCTTGGTCAGCCGAATGAGCGTCAAAATCCCCTTGCGGAGATCGCTTAGCTCGACTGACCCCCACGAAAAGCATCGAGTTGCACCCCGAGCTTCATCGCGTCGATCTCGTCAAGCTCTTGGATCACGTCCGGCGAAACGTTGCAGAGATCGGACAGAAGCAGGATGCCCTTGTCGGCATCGTGGCCCTTGAACTTCGCGGCCTTCAGAGAGTCCTTCGTCTTCGGCCGACGCATGGTCAGCGACTTGTAGGACGTGCCATCCACTTCCACCGGGAAGTCGAGCGTCACTTCGGCAGACAGCCGCATGTCTTTCTTTTCAGTCACAGTCTAGTTCTCCCGCTTAATTGTGGCCGACCCGCCGTAGCGAGGTCGGCCGTTGGTGGTGATGATTACATGCCCATCGCAGTGCGAATGGAGGCAAGCTGATCCACGCCGTTGACGATGCGGATCATGTTGTCGATGTCGATCTCGACAACGACGGTGTCCTGAATCTGAATCTTCAGATACCGGATGGACATCTCGGCTTCGTTCTGCGTCAGGTCGCCTGCTTTCCAAGGGCCCAGCGTGTTCTTCTTGAAGCCGCCGTGCAGATCGACAGTCATCGGGACCGCAGTCTCGCCGTCGCGCTGAAGAGCGCCGCGAAGCTGGATACGGGCGGCGTTGCCGTCCATGTTGCCCCAAAGGCCGAGAATCTGGTTGGCATACTCGCCGAAGGTGAACTTGGCGGTCAGAGTCTCCAACCCCATGTCCAACTCGACATTGCCGTCCATACCGCCGCCGCGATACTCTTCGGTCTTCACCGAAAGCTCGGGCAGCTCGACTTCGGAAATGCGACCGGCATAGCCGACGCCATTCACGAAGCTATTGAAGTTGCGAAGTACGCGCGGGATCATCTTTCGTCCCCGTTATGCGAAGAGGTTGCGGATGTAGTCCGAGACGAGATGCGACCGGAAGGTCACACGCTCGGCCGGGTACGGCGGGGTGAAGTCATACGAGAACGTCACATGACCCTGCGAGATGTCGGCTTCGGTGTTGAACTCGGGATCGACCCAGCAGTCACCACCGAGGATCGCACCGCGCACGCGAAGCTGGCGCATGTACGCCTTCACCGACGCGGTCACATCCTCGAAATACTGCTTGGTGATCGAGCGATCCACCGCCCAGCGATGGGCCTTCGCGATGGAGATGTCGATCATGTCGCCGGTACGCGAGACGGACAGGAAGGCGAACTTCGGATCGGCCGAGCAGGTGCGGTTGCCCCACAGATACCAACCTTCGTCGCGGATGAACGTCGCGATCTCATTCTCGTTGAGAATGTTTGCGCGGCTGTTCTTGTCGCCGTAGGCGTAGTCGATGGGACGGCCCAGGCCGCCGATGCCATAGACTTCCTTGTTCGACGGCGACTCCCAAAAGCCCTTCTCGTTGTCCACGCGCGAGATCAGGCCAGCCACTCGGGCGGACGAGTGTTCGAGCGCGTAGGTGCTGGTCTTCACGGACCAACCCGAGACGGTCGGATCAACGATGAACACGCGGCGCGTGCCGTGGTCGTTGCGATAGGCGAACGCTAAACCCGCCATTCGAGCTACGGCCGAACACAACTGTCTGCGGCATGCTCGAGCATTTCTCTAAGACAGAGGCCGTTAGAATGACCTATGAAAAGAACGAGGGCCGATGGCCCTCGCAGTCTGGGAGAACAGACAAAAGCAGTATCCGGCAGCCGTCATGACATGGTCGGCATGACGAATTCGGCACCGGCCCGTATTCCGGTTGGCCAGCGGCTTGTCACTGTCTTCATTCGCGTGTTGAAGCGGACGCCTTCCGGTCCATGCATGTGATGATCGCCGAAGATCGACGCTTTCCATCCACCGAAGGAGTGGAAGGCCATCGGCACCGGAATCGGAACGTTGATGCCGACCATGCCGACCTTGATCTGGTGAGCAAATTCACGAGCAGCATCGCCGTCACGTGTGAAGATCGATGTCCCGTTGCCGAACTCGTGCTCATTGATCAGCCGCGCGGCCGTCGCATAATCCGGTGCTCGCACGACCGAGAGCACTGGCCCGAAGATCTCCTCCTTGTAGATCTTCATGCTCGGCTTGACGTGATCGAACAAAGTCCCGCCCAGGAAGAAGCCGTCTTCGTAGCCCTGCATTTTGAATTTGCGTCCGTCGACGAGCAACTTCGCGCCGTCCGCAACGCCCGCATCGATGTAGCTTCGGACCTTGTCCAGATGCTGCTTCGTGACGATAGGACCCATCTCGGCCTCGGGATCGGTACCCGGCCCGACCTTCAGGCCTCGAACCTTCGGCTCCAAGGCTGAGATCAGCTTGTCCGCGGTCCCCTCGCCGACCGGCACGGCAACAGAAATCGCCATGCAGCGTTCGCCGGCGGAGCCGTAAGCGGCACCCATCAGTGCATCAACCGCCTGATCCATGTCGGCATCGGGCATCACGATCATGTGGTTCTTGGCGCCGCCGAGAGCCTGACAGCGTTTTCCGGTATTCGCGGCGGTCGAATAGATGTACTGCGCAATGGGCGTGGACCCTACGAAGCTGACCGCCGAGACGTTCGGATGATGCAGTAGCGCGTCGACGGCTTCCTTATCACCCTGCACCACGTTGAAGACGCCATCCGGCAGGCCGGCTTCCTTCAGCCATTCCGCCAT